ACCCTGCGAACCAAGTTGACTCAATTTTGTTCCACTATCTCTTTTGGGGGTGGTAGAAAGGTTGTGATTATAGATGAAGCGGATTATATGAATCCCGATTCTGTTCAACCAGCCATGAGAAACTTCATTGAAAAGTTTGCAGAAAATTGTTCGTTTATTTTCACTTGTAATTACAAAAATCGAATTATAGATCCGATTCATTCACGATGTGCAGTCGTGGATTTTGGGTTGAACAAAGAAGAAAAACCACATATCGCAGCCCTGTTCATGGAACGATGTGTGTCTATGTTGGCATCAGAAAGTATAACTCATGACAAAAAAGTAATTGTAGAATTAATCAATAAACACTTTCCAGATTTTCGGAGAGTGATAAATGAATTGCAAAGATATTCAACTTCGGGAGATATTGATTCTGGTATTCTTGCGAATATTGGTGAATTGAATTTGAATTTATTAATTTCTGCATTACGAGAAAAGAATTTTCAGAAAATGCGCCAATGGGTTACTTCAAATGTAGATAATGATCCTGCAACGGTGTATCGTAAAATATATGATAAATTATATGATGTATTGGAAAAATCTTCTATTCCTCCAGCAGTATTAATTATTGCAGATTATCAATACAAATCGGCCTTTGTCGCAGATCAAGAAGTAAATCTTGTTGCTTGTTTAGTTGAATTAATGGCAGAATGTGAGTTCGTATGAGCCCGTTCGACTTTGTAAAACAGATCAATTATGGTAAGATAAATCTGATGGATGAAACTCCTGAATTAGAAAGGGAGTATAAACAGTTCATTATAAATCGTGCATTGAGTTTTAATCACGATACGGCCCTTTATGCAAATGAAATGAACTTTCTAAATCACCTAGATCCGAAACTTCAATTCGACTTTTTTCTAAATATAATCAGACCGAAGAAACGGTATGGAAAATGGTTGAAACGTGAAAACAATGGAGTTCTCGAATTAATCAAAGAATATTATAAGTGCAGTTATGCGAAAGCGAGAGAATACTCTTCTTTACTTGATGATTCGCAACTGGATATTATTAAACAAAGAATTGATACAGGTGGTTTGAAAGGACAAAATGAGCGAAAACATAATTCAAGCGATGATTGAAGTAACACTAAAAGAACCCGATGATTTTCTCAAGGTACGAGAAACCCTTACACGAATCGGAATTGCATCACGCAAAGAAAAAACTTTATTTCAGTCATGTCATATCCTGCACAAGCAGGGAAAATATTACATAGTACATTTTAAAGAATTGTTTGCATTAGACGGAAAAACAACTAATTTTTCTGAAAATGATGAAGCAAGACGAAATACTATTGCCAATCTTCTCGCAGAATGGGAATTGATTGAATTGGTAGAAACAGATAAATCATCAGAACTTACTGTGCCATTGAGCCAGTTGAAAATTCTTTCCTTCAAGGAAAAGGATGAATGGGAGCTTACTCCCAAATATAATATTGGAAATAAAAGAGATTCTGATGAGAATGACGAGTGATTTACAATTTTATAAATTATTTTCAGGTGTAAAAGACCCCAAACGAGCTACAGAAGGTTCCGCATGTTTTGACTTGTATTCTTTTTTACCAGACAACTCTACGGTTTCGGTATATATAAATCATTTTGAAGAGTTGGAAATAAGAAATAGATTGGTGCAAAATGGAAGGATACAAGTCAATTCTAATGAACGAGTTCTGATACCTACTGGACTTATTTTTGATATTCCAAATGGATATTCAATGAGACTATATCCAAGATCAGGCCTGGCATTGAAACAAGGTTTGACCCTAGCGAACAACACGGGCATAATTGACTCAGACTATGTGGAACCTGTTTTTGCGATGATAACTAATATCAGCGGAACAATTAAATACGTAAAACATAATGAACGTGTTTGTCAGGGTGAATTGTTTAAAAATGAAATATGTATCTTGGAAGAAATAAGTGAACAACCAGAAAGAAAAACTGATAGAGATGGGGGATTTGGTTCAACAGGAAAGGAATAATTTTGGCTTATATTTTACACAAATGGACGGTTGCTACTGTCCAAGTAGTATATTACATACCAGATTATTTGCACATAGTGAACGAATTCGTGTGGCAGACCGAAGATCAAATACCAGAATTCCCACGCATAACTAAGTTTTTAAATTATTGGGACAAAAACATTGACGGGCCAATAAAAGAAGTGTATATCTACGATCAAGGCCAAAGCGAGGTCAGGGTGGTAGATAGAAAATTTAAACTTAATTAATATGATAAATAATTATGAAAACAAAATACACACTATTAGTGGATGATGCAGGAAGTTATGCAGAAAATTCACTAATAGTTTTGATTTGGACAATTTTAAGACATCGCTTCCATCACCTATGTAATGGTGAAGGATGGCGTGATTGAGGTGCATCATAGTGATGGCCTCGTATAACACCCCTAGTCCTGTGCTAAGGATAGGGGGATTTTTCAATAACCTCGCTTAAATAAGGAGGCATTATGGTTACATTAGCACATCACACTAATTTCACAGCAGGCGATCTAGAACGTTTTATGGGTCTTACCGTAGGGTTTGATACCATGTTTGATCGTTTGATGAACTTTTCCCCAACTCAACAAGAAAGTGGATATCCACCTTACAATATTCGTAAGGTAGATGACTACAATTACGTTATTGAGATTGCCCTTGCAGGATTCTCTGAACGTGATATTGAAGTTGAAGTAGCGGATGGAGTTCTTTCTGTTCGTTCTAAAGAAGACAAGGACACGGTTGAAACCGAATACGTTCATCGGGGAATTGCCAGACGGTCTTTCGCTCGTAAGTGGACTCTTTCTGATGACATGATTGTCAACGGAGCCGAGTTCCAGAACGGTCTTCTGAACATCAATCTGGAAAAAGTGGTTCCAGAGGAAAAGAAACCACGAATTGTTCCAATTACTATGTCAAATGTGATTGAACACAAAAAGAAGTAAAGTTACTTTTCCCCTCCCACCAAAGAATATATACTTTAGTGGGGGGGTTTTTATTTTAATTTGAAAGGGATGAAATGTTTACGATTTTGGGTAGTCTATTAGGATTTGCTGGTTCGGCAGTTCCTAGCTTAATAGACATGTTCAAAGAAAAAGAAGATACAAAAGCCAAAGTGGAGATGTTCAAACTCCAACTGGAAGCAAAAGAAAAAGGCGTTGACTTAGACATAAGGTTAATGGAAACAAAAGCCGCTGTAGAAGAACAAAAGTCCCTAATTGACCATGACATAGCACTCGGTAAACAAGGCGGATTTATAAATTCGTTACGAGCATTTGTAAGACCATTTATTACTTACGTTTTCTTTTTGACATTTATTGGTGTTAAAATTACATTAGTATGGAATACCATTAATAATGGTGGAGATTTAAACGCAACCCTTGATGTTGTATGGGATGAACAAACAGAAGCATTATTTGCTGCTATTATCAGTTTTTGGTTTGGTTCTCGTGCAATGCCTAAAATAAGATCAAAAATGAGTTAATATGTATTTAACTAAGAATTTTTCATATTTAGAAATGATAAAAAGTTCAACTGCTCAACGTCTTAATGTTTCAAATGAACCAACAGTTGAACATGTTATCAATTTAGTAAATCTTTGCAATCATATTTTGCAACCAGTAAGAGAAGAATTTGGGCCGATTCGTATCAATAGCGGTTATCGTTCTCTTGCATTGAATGCAAAAGTGGGCGGTTCAAAAACAAGTCAACATTGCAATGGTGAGGCTGCTGATTTTGAATCTTCTAGAATTTCTAATCCAAAACTTGCAGCGTGGATTGCTAAAAATTTGGATTTTGATCAACTCATTCTGGAATTTTATGATGGTAAAGATCCACATAGCGGTTGGATACATTGTTCTTATAAAAAAGATGGTAGTAATCGTGGAAAAACAATGACTGCTTTGAGAATTAGGGGGAAGACACAATATAAAAATGGTCTACTTTCATGAAGTATGTGTGGTTACTTTATCTTCAATTTCTATTTGTTGCTGGACAATTCAATACAAAAAAGAATTGGATTGACAAACACATTTTAATATGTTATAATAAGTTAGATGAATTAAACATTGATTATGTTAAGTATCACAAATTTGATAAAAAAGAATAGATGAGTTTTTATACAAATGTACACTGCTTGGGAAATAATATTTTATTCCGTGGCATCTCTAAAGATGGCCAACGATTCAAAGATCGTGTAGAGTATAAACCAACACTCTATATTCCTACCAAAGAAAAAACTAAATTTCGGACTCTTGAAGGAAAACCAGTAGGAGAAATTCGGCCGGGTTCCATTAAAGAGTGTCGGGAATTCATTCGTAAGTACAAAGAAATAGACAACTTTAATATTTACGGAAATGATAAGTTTGAGTTTTCTTTTATTGCGGAATACTTTCCAGAAGAACAATTCGTATTGCATATCTTGATATAGAAACTGGCTCTGAGAATGGATTTCCAGATATCGAAACTGCAAACGAAGAAGTTACTGCAATTACAATGAAAATAAATGGTAAGTGTTATGTTTTTGGTAGGGAAGAATTTATTCATGATAGGGAAAATGTTTATTATTTTCGATTCGATAGTGAACGGGCATTACTTCAAAAGTTCTTTGAAATGTGGGATAAGGAATCACCAGATATTGTTACAGGATGGAACATAGAAACATTTGATATTCCATATTTGGTTAATCGTGCAAAACGGCTCTTTGATGAAAAGAAAAATCCATACCGATTACTTTCGCCCTGGAAAAAGATTCATGCGTATACAATGTTTGGAATGGGTGGAAAAGAACTTCAAGCCTATAACATAATTGGTGTGGAAACACTTGATTATTTATCAATGTATCGTAAATTTACTTATACTAATCAAGAGTCATATCGACTTGATCATATTGCATTTATTGAGTTGGGAGAAGGTAAACTTGATTATTCTGAGCAGGGTTCTCTTCATCTTCTTTACAAAAATGATTATCAGAAGTTTATTGAATACAATATTAAAGATGTAGAATTAGTTGAAGAATTAGAAAGTAAATTAAAATTACTTGAAATGTTAGTTGCACTTGCATATCTTTGCAAAGTAAATTATGGAAATACATTCGGCCAAGTTCGGATGTGGGATACCTTAATTTTCAATAATCTTCTCAGGAAAAATATTGTTATTCCACCAAAGAAGCATGCTAGTAAATCTTCAAACTTTGAAGGTGCATTTGTTAAGGAACCAATCATAGGAATTCATGAATGGGTTGTGAACTTTGATTTGAATTCTTTGTATCC